GCACATGGCTCTCACCGTCGATGGTCAGCGCCACCTCGCCCGTCCAGGGGTTCGCCATGATCAGAGCGCCGTAAAGCTCAGCGCGCCTGCCGAGGCCATCGACAGCTCATACGTGGCCTCGCCGTTGTGCGAACCGGCGTACTCGATCGACGTGACCTGGAACGGACCCTCGACAATCCCGAAACCCGGGATAATCACCTGAAACGACGGGATTTCCGCGTCAAAGAAGATCTGCCGCGCCCGTTCGTCGGTGGTTTCGTCCTTGAAAACCCCGGATCCGGAAATCGCCGCCGATTTCACGCCGGCCCCACCCAGCAACTCTCGCCAGCCACCCTGGCTTTCCAGGCTGGTCACATCCACGCTCTCCGCGTTGAACGATATCCGCGAGGCACGCAGCCCCGCGATGGTCTCGAACTGACCGCCGCCGGTCATGTCCAGCTTGATCAAAAGGTCCTTGCCGTTCTGGGCACCCATATCCGTCACTCCATTCCTGGGAAAATTCAGTTGTCCTCGACCTGCGCCTGAAACCGCAGATCGATCTGGCGCTGCGCGCCATTCGACACACGCCGCGCCCGCGCACGCATGAAACGCAAGGCGACCAGCCGCCCGCGCGCCAACACCAGCGGCGCGTCGATCAGCGCGTCGGACACCGCCGCCGCGGCATCCTTGGCCGCCTGGAATCCGGCGGCATCGGTCACGACGCTCACCACGAATTCATGCAGCGCACCGGCGGCACAGACGTCGGACCGGTCCTTCACATCCTCCGGCCCCAGACTGACATACAGCCCCTTGACCCTACCCGGCGGCGCCGCGTCAAAGATCGCCTGGCCGACCAGCGCCGCCAGACCCGCATCCGCGGCCAGTTGTGCATAAACCGCCGCTTGCAGGGCGGCTCCCATACCATAGCTCATGTGACGACCTCCTCGCGCGCGATACAGGTCAGGTACTGCGCCCTGGCATCGGCTTCGGTCACCGCAAGCAGCCTGAACACGCGACCTCCGCTCCGCATCCGTTGCCCCGCCACCGGGCGCGAGGCCGCCCCCTCGGGCGCCGCACGCACGGTGATCTTGTAAGGCACAGTCGAGATCGACAGCCCCGCCGCCTCGGCCTCGCGCCCGGTCCCCGCGCGCACGGCCGCCCAAATCACGCCCAGCGCCCCCCAGCTTTCCACAAAGCCTCCGGCACCGTCCGGCACCCGCAAAGGCGCCTCCAGAACCATCTTGCGGTTCAGTTGCGGCACGCTCATCGGGCCCCCTCGCCGAACAGCCGCACGGTGCGGTATCGGTCGATCAGAAGGCTCACGCCGAACGGCATCCCGGCCTCACCGGCCGCCACCGCACTGCGGTTCTCGTAATAATGGGCCGCCAGCAGGAACACCGCCTGACCCAGATCGGCAGGCAAGGCATCCCAATCCGGGCCGAACCCGGCCACGAAGACGACGACGACAGACCCCTGGATGGGAACCAGCGGCAGATGCAGCCCCGTGGACACCAACCGTGGCCGCTGGCTATCAACCTCCAGCTTGTAGCGGCCCGGATCGACCACGGTTTCGGCGCCGTACCGGTCGAGGATTCTCAGCTCGGATACCGACTGCACCGGCGCGACCGGCAGCGCCTGCCGGCCGATCTCTCGCCAACCTGTCAGCGTCCAGCTGAAACTGCGCGACAGAAGGATCTTGCCGGTCCGCGCCTCGATCGCCGCCATCGACGCGCGAAGGTAACTCTCCAGCACACTGTCCTGCACACCGTCATCGGCAAACCCAGTGCCCAGCCGCAGGTGATCTTTGAATTCCGCGACCGGCAGCGCCTCGGATGACACTGTGGTCTGCTCGACTAACATCATGGAACGTCTCCGATTTCCGGCCCTCCGGCCATCAGCCCCATGCCTGGAGAAGGCCCTGAGCCTTTCCCGTGGGACATGTGCCGTTAAACGTCTGAAAGGTGATAGGCGCGCACCGCCGCATTGCTCGGACGGAGGGGAGCAGCTAGACAACACGGGTTGTTAGATGGCACGCGCCCACCGGCCGGGCGGTTAAGCCCGGCCATTCACGGCCGTGTCAGACCGAGAATTTCAGCACTTTGATCGCCGCGAAATCGCTGACATCGCCGCCAACCCGCTTGGTCGCATAGAACAGGACGTGCGGCTTGGCCGAGAACGGATCGCGCAGGATACGCAGGTCCGGCCGCTCGGCGATGGTATAGCCAGCCGCAAAGTCGCCAAACGCGACCGAGGCCGAACCGGAGGCGATGTCCGGCATGTCTTCGGACACCAGCACCGGATAGCCCATCAGGCGCGCGGGTTCTCCGGCGGCCAGGCCGTCCGACCACAGGAACCGGCCATCGGCATCCTTCAGCTTGCGCACCTGCCCCGCGGTCTTCGAGTTCATCACGAAGCTCGCGTTGGCGCGGTACTGCGCACCCAGGGCATAAACCAGGTCGATGATCGCATCCGCCGGATCGCTCGCGGCAAAGGCGCCATCGGCCCCGGTCACGACATGGCCCAGCTCGCCCCACGACTCCGAGCCATTGGACGCGGTGTTGTAGGTCAGGAAGCCCTTGGGCTTGTCCACGCCATCGCCCGACACGAACGCGCCGGCCTCGGCACGGCTGAACTTGTCGGCGATGCGGCCCGCAAGCCAGCCCTCGATATCGAACGCGGCATCGTCCAGCAGACGCTGCGACGCTTTGGGCAGCGCGCTGAGCTCGTGCAGCGGGATGGTGATGCGCTCGATCGTGGGCGTCCCGGTCTCGCCGGTCGGATCCGACTCGGTCGCCCAGCCCGCGCCGGTGTCGGTCCGGTCGATCAGCACGTCATAGGACGTCGCTTCGACATTCACGACCGTGGCGATCTGGCGGATCGAAGCGGTCGATTTCAGCACCGAACGGATCGTCTCCGCAGTCTGCGGGTCGACCAGGTAGCCACCGTCACCCGCGACAGCCGTCGACATCGCCTTGCCTTCCAGCTGCAGCCCGCGCAGCGCGTCGTCGTCGCCATTGCGCACATAGGCTTCGAACGCCTTCTGGTGCGGCGCTTCGGTCTCGGCAGCTGCGGAAAGAACCGGGCGGCCCCGGGTCAATGATTTACGATCCAGCATGGTCAGTCGCTCTTCCTGTTGTTGAAACTTCGTCTTCATCTCGACCTGAAAGTCCTTCAAGTCGCTCACAAATCCAGCCAGCGCGGTCTTCACCTCGGCGGCCGGAGACCGGCCGTCGGGCACACCTGTTCCGGCCGAGGCCTTCGTCTCGGTCTTGCTCATCAAAACGTCCCTTTAGAGAGGTCGGTTAAACTGGCTCAGCCTTGGGCCAGCGTTCGGCGCGCGTCCTCGAAGGCCGCCGCCAGGTCGCGCAGGAAACCGTCGTCCGGGGCATCGCCCTTGGCGCCGACCCGCGCATCGGGAAGCATCGGAAAGGTGACCAGTGACACCTCCCAAAGTTCCAGCTCCGACAAAAGCCGCTGGCCCTTGCCATCCTTCCGGGCGCGCACGGTGCGATAACCGATCGACAGGCCGTCGATGGCCCCCGCCGCGATCAGCGCCGCCGCCTCGCGCCCCTTATCCACGTCGGTCAGGATGCGACCCTTGACGTAAAGGCCCTTCGCATCCTCTCGCACCTCGTCCCAAACGCCGATGGGCTGCGCGGGATCGTGCTGCCACAGCATCTTGACCTTCCGCCCCGACGTGCACATCGCCTTCAACGACGCCGCATAGGCCCCGGCGCTCACCACGTCACCGCCCTGGTCGCATTTCCCGAACAGCGACGCATACCCCTCGATCTGCGTACCGTCCCTGACGGTCAATTCCTCACCAAGGCGGCAGAACTTGGTTTCCAGTCCCGACCCTGTCTGATCCAACATTCCGAAATCCTTTCTCAAAACTCGATCCAAAGCCTGCGGCCCCGCATGCAATCCCCGTTCACGCCTCGTCCTCCGATACCTTCGGAAGACCCAGCAGGGCCCGCTTCTCGGCATTCGTCAGGAAATCCGCCGCGGCGACCCGGGACCATTGCTGGTCCCGTTCCGCCGAAAGCGCCGGCACCTGGTCTAGGTCCGGCCGCAACTCTACCGCCTCGCCGGTGAACTCGCCCAACCAGTGCGACACCGCGCTGGCGATCCGCGTGACCAGCGGCACAACCGTCAACCTGTAGAACGCCCGGTTCGCCTCCTGGTAATTCGCGTAGGTCGCGTCACCCGGGATTCCCATCAGCATCGGAGGCACCCCAAAGGCCAGCGCGATCTCGCGCGCCGCGCTTTCCTTGGTCTTCTGGAACTCCATGTCCGACGGAGAGAACCCCATCGGCTTCCAGTCCAGCCCGCCCTCCAGCAGCATCGGACGGCCCGCGTTGGCGGCGCCCTGGTGATGGCTCTCCATCTCGCTCAGCAAGCGGTCGTACTGATCCGCGCCCAGCGTCGCCGCGCCATCCGACCCCTTGTAGACGATCGCCCCCGAAGGACGGGCCGCATTGTCCAGCAACGCCTTGGACCACCGCGATGCACTGTTGTGTACGTCCACCGCCGTCGCCGCCGCCTGCATCGGCGAAAATCCGTAGTGATCGTCCTGCGGATGGAAATTCTTCACATGGCAGATCGGCGTCACGCCCGAACCAACGGCAAAGCGATGCCGCTTCGCGCCCACGGCGTATTCATAGGCCACCGGCCAGCCGTCCGGCCCCGGCACCAGACTCATCCGGTCCGACCGCAGAACATGCAACTCGACCGGCAGCCCGGCTTCGCCGCCCACCGCTTCCAGGTAACCGTTGCCGCTCAACAGAAGCTGCGCATACAGCGCCTCGAACAACTCCGCCCGGCCCTGCGCGCCGTTCGGTCGCGCGATCAGCCGCAGCATTGGATGCACGTCATAGC